TTAAAATATACTGCTATCCCTTTCCATTTCTTCCACGACTGCAGCGGTCAGCATCTTCTCAGCAAGATCTCCCTCTTCAATTTCATCTGGACTATAATAATAATCAATGATCATGCGCTTTTCCATGACCTCATTGTATTCGCCTCGCACAACATAGAGGTATTCATCAGTTAGGCCTTCTTCGATGTCAGCGGTAAGTTCATCAAGTAGATCGCTATAATCGTAACTAAATGTATAATGCCCATCATTGATCCATCTTTGAATCTTTTCAAGGGTCTCTACGGTCAAATCTTCAAACCGTTTTTTTCCGGACCGTAGTCGAGAAATCCCGGACTGTGGTACTCCAGTAGATTGCCAAAGTGCATAGCCAGAAATAGCCTTATTCATCAAGACCATTTTGACCCTCTCAGTGTTAATAATCATTTTAAATCTCCTTAAATAACATCTTTTTTAGTTTTAAAACCTTTGTAGTAACATTTCATTTCATAGTCTAGACTTGTAGCGTTGATAAATCTGTATTTATCAAGATCAAGACTCTCAACTTTTTCAATTATTTTGTCTAAATGATTTTTTATAATATCTACAAAATTAAGTTTACTCGCTTTCACGTTAACAATCAAGTGGCCATTTTCTAAATCATGATATTGATTATCTGCAGAATGGTTAGATAATCGGATTTCATACTTGCCGAAATCTTTATATGCGCTGTCTTTCATACTTGATAAAGACCAGCCGTCTAGTTCGTCAAATGCTTGTTCCAATTCGTCCATTGCTTGAGCGTACTCTCTGCGTTGTTTGTCGCTACGATTAAAACTGCGTTTTCTGTACGCGTTATATTTACTTTTTCCGTATGCCATTTTTGTCTACCTCTTTCTTTATCTTGGTTACAGTATACTATATTGCTTACTTTACAGCAAGCAATATAGCTAAAAAAATAAAAGCTTTTATTCTGCCATGTCTAAGTATCCGCATTCTTCAAGGGTTTTTATTCTTTTTTCGACTTCCTCGAATTGATAAGCGTAGTTACCGCGAAAGACTTCGTAAACAATATCTCCCTCATTGGTTTCATATTTTACAAACCCGTCAAAGATTGTACTAAAAATAATAGGTTCTAATTCAAGACCATTGAATACGATCTCGTCAAGTGCTTGTTCTGCAGACAGGATCTCGAACGTTTCGCTTATGTGATCTACTTTCATTATAATGTTTTTCATTTTGTTTTCCTCTTTTCTTTATTTTAATCTTAGTTCCATTCAAGATATTCGCCGTTGTGGCGATCTGTAGCGTAACTTAATTCAGTTTCAATTAGGTATTCAGCGAAATCGTTAACGTCAGCGTCGCACCAGTTCGAGCTATTATCAATATCAAGTGGAAATTCAAATTCTGCATTTTCTAAGCCGTCGCGCCAATAGCTTTTTTCAAGTGAAATGACGTAAACGATATTTTCTTCATCGTTGCCAAAGCTACCAATTTCTCTTGCTTCTACGCGACCGCTTTTATACACGATCGCTTCCATGCCGTCCCAGCCAACTTGCCAAGCGATTTTGTTTGCTACTTTTTTAATGCTTGCGTTTACTTTTGTCATTTCATCTTACCTGAGATCTTCTTGATCTCCCTTTCTTTATCTTGGTTGAATTATATCACCATACTTGCTGTACGTCAAGTATTTTTATAAAAATAATTGAAGATTTTAATTCTGTAACTAGTTTCAGGCAAAATAAAAACCCCTCCAAAAAGGAGGGGTAAAGTGCATTATATAGGAACGGCCTCGAGTACTTCTACCCGTTTCAGCAAGTTTTGGAATACTTCCTTTGAAACGTAAGCTGTGCTGGCTTGGTGGCTAGTAAGAAAGTTATCCCCACCATTCCGGAGCTTTTCGTCAATAAGTGCGTCAAGGCCTAGCTCGAGGTGCTTGTTTTTAATGTTATTAGTCATTTGAGCTTGTAATGTTGTATACGTCGCAAACGTCTGATAAGCCATATCTGAGGTCATATACGCGCTAAAGTCAACCGCTGGAGCTGTTGGCGCCGGTCTATCTTCCAAGGCCTTCACGCGCTTCTCTAGTGGTCCTAAATCGAGCGGTTGGACCGTTGGAGCTGGTTTATTTTCCAGCGCTCGGACTTGTAGGGCCAACGATTGTACTCGACTTTCTAACGGCCCTAGATCAACCGTTGTAGCTTGTGGCCGTGCTTCGAGTGCTTCGATCCGTGCGACTAGTGGGCCGTCATTGTACGCTTGTACAGTGCGGCCAGCAAGATAGTTTGCGATCTCATCGCGCAAGCTGACCTTGCCAAGCTCGACCATTTCTGCCGTTTGGTATTCCTCCGCGGACTGGACCACGTCAACGCGGACGCTCTGATCGCTAGGGAATACGTACCCGGCACAATCAACCTCGACGAGATAGCTCTCGACTGGTAGCACCTTGGGAATCTTAAACGATACTTTTGAGCCTTGGACAGTCGCATTAAAGGACGCTTTGCCTTTCTTGCTGACAAAGTGGATTGTAGCTTCTTGCCCGTCAAGGTCAATCGGTACCCAGTTTTCGTCATATAATGCAAAACCAAAAAGGGAAGCCGAGTCGCCTTGCTTTACGACCCGGCCACCCTCAAACTGCTTTAAATTCGTACAGTTTGAGCGATTCATTCAATCACCCCTTTACTCGTAATAATTTACTAAATCGTCTTTGTCCCAGCACGACAGCCAAACTGGTCCGAATTGTCCAAACTCAAACAAGCGCCAATAGTAACCGCCGTAATAGCCACCCTTGCCAGTGTCCGCGATATGGGCTTCGTCAACTTCAAAGCTGAAATACATTCCAGATTTAAAGTCTTTATCAGCGCCGTCTGGTAAGTTGTTGCCATTTTCGTCAACCCAGTTTACCAGCGATACAGGGATCCCGTTCTCGGTCCAATCAAAACCTACGGGTGCGAGATAGTCGCACTTGATTTGATAGATACCGTTGACATACTTAACCTCGTTCGCTTGGTAAAAGGCCTTGTCCTTTGGTTGTACGGCTGTGTTTGCTTGGTTGTTGGTCTGCGGTGCCGTGTCAGCGTATCGCCAAACCTCAATATAAGCTGGTTTATTCCAGCTATAGTAATCGTTCCAAGGGTAAGTATTAATAGCTTGACCGGGTGCGCCTTGCGTTGAGTAATCGCAAGAGATGAAGTATGTATCGTCGATCATTGCTCCGACGTGGCCACCAGCACCGCCTGAACTTGACATATCAGCACCCCAGCTCATAAGGATAATATCTGCCGGTTGTGCGTCCCAGTCTTGATTGATACTTACGCGGTAGAAGCCGTTGTTTGCGAGCTGTTGCCCAAGGGTTACCGTTGATGGTAAGCCGATGATATTGATCCCAGCTTCTTTCAAAACTTGCGACATGATACCCGAACAGTCACCGGTACCATCTGAACCGTTACGGCTTCCGAACATTGAATAGGTAATCAGCCCACGACGACTAGTAAAACCGGTTACAATTGATTGTTGTACACTCATTTTCTGTCTCCTATTTCTTCCACTCTTCGTTGGCGCGTTTAACTGCTGCCTCGATAAAGGTATTGAGTTCTTGATTCGTCAAGTGGATATTTTGAGATTCAAGACCCTCGATCAAGCTAGTTTTAGCGTGCTCGAGTTTATCCTTGCCGTGAATATCCAATTTATCAGCGACCTGCTCTGTAGCGTTTACTGCGTTTTTAGCCAAGATCTCAACGATCTCAATCGCTTTTTTGCCACCGCGCATGAGCAAGTATTTTTTAATTGCTTGTACCACGATCCCTGTTAATACCACTAAAATGCTCATTGCTGATGATGTGATAATGCTTGTGATTTGATTCATGCTATTTGTCCTCTTTCTTCTTTATCAATTTTTTAGGCTCTTTCAAGCCGTCCTTGAGTTGAAATTTTTCATGATCGATATTTTGCTTAATAAAGTGATCGAGGCCGGGAATTTCTACCCCCAGCGCCGAAAGACTGGCCAAAATACTTGAGCCGTATGCTGCCATCATCGCAACGATAAAGGTATCAATCACGGGTCCAAGATTCATGTATAACGCGAACGGATAGCCAACTGCAACAATTAAAATCATAGCTGTATGACTGACTAGCCCTTTCCGCCATTTTCGGCTTGAAAACTCATGATAAGCCCATGCTCTGGATACCCCTAAAACGATATCCAAAGCAACAACAACCATCAAGACAAACACGATCATGTGTTCATCAATCCCGTGATCGTAGAAATCACGGACTATTTCAATAATCCCAAAAATTCCGTCTGGTTTTTGATCCATTAATCACCCTCCCTCCTGTCAAGCTACTCGCTTACTGGACTGGTTGAGTTTCAAGCTCTCCTGCCGGTTTTGGCTCGTCCGCTTTTGGCTCTGTCCATTTCCAGATACCGATCTTGCCGTTTTGGTGCAATGATTCGAGCTGGTCAAGTGTTTCGCCATTATAGGTAAATGGTTCTGTCACTTGGACCATAACGCGCTTGCCTTCGCTAAATTTCTCGACGTGGTTCGGGTCCTCAAGGGCAAAGATCGCTTGTGCTGGATATGTTGTGCCAACTTTCCCAAGATCCACTAACTCAAGGCCACGCTTGAATACTGTAGGATCGAGTGGGTTGTCCACGTCAGTCACTCGAGCAAGTACGCTCCACTCAGCGACATCTTTGACTTTCTGAATTTCTTCGTCTTTTTTGGCGAGTTTAGCTTCGTATTCTTGGGCTTGCGTGTGCAAGTCCTCTTGTAACTTCTTCACACCCTCAGCCGGGTTTAATTCGGTCACGACTTGACCAAGTACAGCTTGGATCAGCACTTCATCTGATTCGCTGGTACGGTCACCGATCAAAACGCGTTCAAAAGCTGTGTAAGGGTTAGCTGACCGGATTGATACAAATGTGCGTCCTTCTTCTTGTAGATACTTGTTAATGATTTTAAATTCCATGTGTTTTGTCCTTTTGTTCTTCTAATTTCTGAGCTGTTTCATCAAACAACTCTTTGAGTGCTTGATCGCTATCTAAAACGTCGTTAAACTTAGCTAGTAGCTCATTTACGCGCTTGTTTTCTTCATTCGCTTCCTCGTATAAGACTGTATATTTTGTAGCTTCAACGATAGCATTTGCGAGATTTTGCGAGATCTCATTTATAATTTTATTTACTGTGTCCATGTTAACTCCACCCCCATTTGTTAGTGTCATTCCAACCGGGAGTCCCTTCGTTATTTTGTGCGCGGAACTTATATAACTGAGCAATATTATCCCCGATTTGCCAAAGAATCTGGCGTAAACTTGCGTTTCCTCCGCCAGCTTTTTCAAACAGAAAGTCTCCGGCGTAAATCCGCGAATTTCTCTTGTTTGTTATAGCAAACAACGACGTGTCCGAATAAGTCGTTTTCATAAGCCACCCATTGCGGTTTTGAAAAGGAGAATCACACAAAACAATTTCATCTCCCACAACGTCGACCGAGTCTGCGTAGCCTTCATAATTTGATCCACTCCAGATTCGAATACCAGTAAAGCCACCACTATTTCCATCTTCAGACCGGCCGTCTCCGTATCGGTTCGATCCCAGAATTGTCATACCAACTGGTTGTGAGCGACCTTGTACCCAACCTTTGCTGAATTTCAAAAATTGAGTTGGAAAATTAGCTCCCGTGCCGATTCTTTTTACGACTGATTCGTCCGATGTCGATTCTAACGCGCTATTGTCAAGGTCAAATTTTAACTTTCCATTCTTTGAAGCCAAGACACCACCACGAATTATATTCGCGGTCAGCCCGTCAGATACAATATTTTTGGCCGATATATTAATAAGTCTCGCTATGTTTGCGTCAATCTCTCCAATGTGAGCCGTGCCGATCTGGCCATTCCCGATCATAGCTTTTTTAATAACCCCATCTTTTACATAGGTTTTCTCACCAATTGCGATAAGAGCTTCATTCAGCTTGATCGATCCATCTTTGTTGAGGTTGAGTTGGCCCAATATATCCCCCGCGTTATTGATATTCTTGATTGAATACGTTCCGGCCAACTGTGTGACTTGCGTCCGTGTAGCTTCTGCGGTCTGTTGGGCTAGTCTAGCTTGTTCAGCGACTTGTGCAGCTCTTGTTTGCGCGTCCTCTGCTTTAGCTTGCGCGCTTTCCGCTTTAGCTTGCGCGCTATCGGCTTTCGTTCGTGCGTTCGTGGCGCTTGTTATTGCTGTATTTGCCCTGCTTTCAGCTCCCTCCGCTATTGCTTGCACACTTTCGGCTTTCGATTGTGCACTTCCTGCGCGTGCTTGAGCTGTGAGCGCGATCTGCTTCGCTTCATCGGTTTTGTCAGACACCGAGCCGATACGAGTTCCGAGAGCCTTTGTTTCCTTAAACGCGTCGTCAAACTGACTTGGCTTGTAAGGCCCAGTGCGCGAACCGCGGACGAGCATAATTTCTTTAATTTCTACCCAGCCGTTTTTGATAACATACACATAAAATGGTAAGTTCCTGTGATTGCCGAACTCAAAATCTGAGGACATATAAAACGTCCCTTGAAATTCTTTCCACTCATCAGAAACGGGAGTATTTGAACGCCCGGCCGTGGCCACGAACGCTGCACGATTTAGAACGTGGTTTTTAATAATGACGTTAAAGTCATGATCAAGCGCACCACGAATACGATATTTAAAACCGACAGAATATGTTTCACCCCGATAAATCTTGCGAACGTAAATCGGAAGCGTAAATCCGGACCAGTTATAAGACGTTGTGCCCTGTGCTTTGATCGTAAAGACTCCATCGCTGACAGATACATTGACACCGGGCCGATTTTCGTTTACGAGAACGTGCTGGTCCATCGTCTCTGAGTTAACAATCAAATTATTGTCACTAGTGACGTACTTCCCGACTTCCGTCTGAAAGATATCACTGGACATAACCAATCGAGACAATTTGTCCGGGGCTTCGCTTTCGCTCTTGCCAAGAATACGCTCGTACATCTTATTAGATTCCGTGAGCTTGTTATATTCCAATGTTTGAGCCGTGATCTGTTTGGACAGATTAAGAAGATCGCGCCCTTGATCGTTTTGGACCCGATCCAAAGCGTCAAACTGGCCCACGGTTGCGAATTGTTGAGTCACTTTGGACACAATCTTACTATAAATCGTGTCACCGTCAACGCTCTTTACACCTTCCGTGACTTTGTTTTGCAAGTCCGGGCTGTTCAAGATCTGTTGTTTGATCTGGTCAGATAGCTTGCTAGTGTCTGGTAACGTTCCGGCTTTCTTTAGGGCTTCTTCTGCCTTTGCGTCGGCTTGCGCGATTGCTTGGTTTGTTGAGGCTTGAGCGTCCGAGATCTGTTTATCAACCTCTTTCTTGACCTTGTCAATATCCTCTGTGTCGATCCGTTTCTCCCACTGAGATCCGTTCCAGACATACATTCGGTCATATAGACCGTTCTTTTCAAACCAGATATCACCGACTTTATGCTCGTTATTATCTGGGCGACTGTACCAGACTTTATTTCCTTGAGCATTCAAGAGATAATCTGGCAAGGTGTTTACCAGCCGTTGTTGATTGCTGGCCAGGTCGTCAATCTTACCGGATAGGTTGCTAGTCATGGAAGATTTAAAGCCATCACCGATAACTCCGACCTCGACACTGTCATTCTGCTCTAGCAGTACATCATAGACGATGGTTGTCAACTTGGCATCTTCACTGGTAAGCCCGATCTGAGGATAATAGACGGGTACGATGTCACAAAGTTCAGCTTCTTCTAAAATCTGGGTAAGTTTATAATCAAGCGTTTTTGATAAGTCCACATACTCGATTTTAGTATTGATTTTGGGGAGTCCTAGACGGTTATTAATTGCGTATTCTTTAGCAAGTCTGCGCAATTTGTCAATCGTTGGTACTTCCTTGTCTTTAAAGTTAGAGGAAAAATCAACGATCAAAACCCGTCGCTCATTATACAAGCCAATATAAGGACCGTCTACATACTTCTCGGGTAGCTCAACTGTTACTTGTTGACTAGTCGCTCCACCCTCACCAGTTCCTTGATTTTCCGGGGTGTAGGTAGCGTAAGGATAGACGCTGGTATAAGCACCCTCAATATCCTGGTCGTCTTCTGCTCGCAGGATATTGCGACCATATTCCAGGACAATAGGGCTTTTACGTCCTAGTTGTTTATGCAGTCTGATAACAGTATTATCAAACTCATATTCACCACCCCAAACATCAAGGATTGAGCCTTTGACACCGCCCAGGGCATCACGCGCCGTCTTAAAGTCTGCGATATTCCAGCTTGTCTTTGAGGTTAGATCAATATCGGACCATGTATCAAAGCGAATACCGCCCAGGGCATTTAAAGCCCAGATAGCCAAGGCCGACTGAGCTGTCCCTGTAGCGTTGGTATTATTCCTAATAGCCATCTTTTCGGTCAAGTGGCTGATATGTTTGGCATAGATCTTTAAGATACCTGTGCTGTCTTTGGAGATACGCGAGATAAAAAAAGTCTGATTTTTGGTTCGTAAACCAGCATCAGACTTGATCCGCATATCGTTTTTAAACGTACCTGCAAGCAGGCCACTAGCCGGGTACTCGATGTAAAGAGTATAGTTCCCGTTACGTTCCCTTGTGACTTGCGCCTTTGTAGCGTCAATTTCTCCCAAACCGTAGGTTTCAAACGCTGTTTCGTTTGCGTTGTATAGTATAGGCCTCATAGCTTAACCCCCCAGTTTGGTGTCATGGTAACAGTAAAATTCCCGTCCCAGCTTATCAAATTTCTGCCGGCGTCCAAGTAAGGCATTTGAAATTGTGGACTTCGAACGACTTTATCCCAGGCTTGCAAGTTGCCAGAGTATACCTGGTTTGCTTGCATATCCAGAGTGATCCTATTCTGTACAGCCTTTAACTTGGTTTTGCGACCATTAATCGTAAGCGTACAATCACCAGACCCCACTAGTGTGATGATCGGTTTTGCGTTGACGTTGCCCAGGCCGTTGACTGTAGCACCGTTTGAAAGTGTTTGGCTTGTGCGCCCTTGCTTGTAAAATTTGACTGGATAGGTCAAAAAGTTTAGCTTGACTTTGCCAAACTGTCGCATAAGGCTAGACACTTCAAAAGTCTCAATAAATGCTGAACGGTAGATAAAATCTGGGTCCCAGGATAGAGTCAAATCTTTATAACCGTCAACATTTAGCCAGTTACTGATATCACTTTCTGCATCTGTGAGCTTACGGTTAGAAAGGACGGTACAAGGCAGTTCGATAGTAACCGATTTAAGACGGTTCTTTGAGATCAATAGATCCCCATCGCGTCCAGGGACCGCTACTGTTTCCACGTCGTTACCAGTCGAACTAATAATATAGTCGCTGGTCACTCGTAGACCGTGAGTAGTGCTTGATACTCCGTTAAATGCAAAACTTCCCATTATGCCATTCTACCTCCTTCCAAATTTGTATAGTAAGCAAGCTCACGCAAGAGCCTGCGCATATTCTCCGGACTAAAGAAATTATCATTAGCCGTGCCGTTTGCGTTAAGTGTGTAGTTGTTGGTAACATTTGAGCTTGAGTTTCCACCGCCCGCAAATCCAAAGCGTGTAGCTAGTGTATCAGTCAGACCACTTACAAGATCACCGCGCCCTGGCAAGTTAAAGCCAAAGCCGTCTGTATATTTCTTACCAGACTCTACTGTCTTGTTCGCGAGGTCGGTCATTGAGTCGTCTACATAGTAGCTGTACTTCTCAATACCTACTGCCATACCTTCCGGGATAGCGCGTCCGACTTGATCTCTGAATACCTTAGACGGCGAGTTAATAGCCAAAGCAGACCGAGCTGCTGCCACAGCTCCGAATGCAATGCTTGATGCTGCTGATGCAACTGCTCCAGCCATCGCGTAGATACCGCCCATCATACCCTCGCCAATAGACATACCGGCATTATATCCGCCGTTGTATCCGCCGGACATACCGTTATGTGCTGACGCTTTAAGGTTGCTAGACGCGTTAAACACTGCTCCGTTGTGACTCGCTACACCGCTAGTAACACCAGTACCAAATTGTGATCCGGCATTTCTACCGTCGTGGCCTAATGATCTAACAGATGCATTAATCATCATCTTCATTGCATTAGACGCACCGGTAGCAATACCTTGCGACGAATTGATACCACCACCGATACCAGTTCCGAATTGCGAACCGTACTGCTGGCCATTCATCGACATCGCGAGGAATTGAGCAGAAATAGCAAGGTTCATCGCAGACGCTGCACCAACAGCAACCTGCTGGCCTACACCGATACCAATCGCAATACCAGATCCAAACTCTGAACCTTTAGCCTGTCCATCTGTAGCCATGCCAGCCATCGTAGCAGTAGCGTTTGACTTGAGGGTGTTAGCTGCACCTTGCACGACATCGGACCGGCTCAATACACCATCTCCGACACCAGCGCCAAGTTCAGCACCTTTTGCTTGACCCTCACCGAACAAATTAGCCAAAACACCTAGAGATGCGTTTTTAAGGCCCTCTACTGCTCCTTGTGCCGATGCTTGGTTCTCTGTGATACCTTGAGCATACTGACCACTTACCTGTGATCCGCTGTACTTGGCTTCTGTTGGTAAGTTGTTAAAGGCTTGCTTAGATGCCTCTGTGACTTCGGACGCTGCCTGTTGGACATCGCCTTTACCAGACCGCATACCCTCACTAATTTTCTGAGGTACTTCACGGCCTTTGACTTCAAAGCCTGCATCAGCGAGAGCGCTTCTAAACTCATCACCGATAGCAGTCACCATGCTCTCGATTTCGGGTGGTAACTCTTGACCAGTTGCCCGAATACCACGGAGGAAGCCTTCCTTGGCTTTATCTCCTGCCTCGGTCCATTTACCGTTGAGTCGTCCTAACTGCTCATCGGACGCATCTACAAGGGCCTGCGTTTGGTTGGCCATTTTAGGACCAGCCTGGCGCATTTGCTCGATAAGACCTTGGTCTAGTCCACGTTTAGCGAGTGTTTCAAGGTTTTGCGACCACTTATCAACCGCGTCGATGTTTTTCTGCAAGTTAGCGGTCATTTGATCTGCAGATAAGGCTGTCTGTTGCTCGATAGCCTGGAATGCGTTTTGAACTTCACCTTTGAGATTAGCAAACTCTTGTTGCATCATCTCTACAGCTTTCTTCTGCTCCTCGTTCATGGTCTGCAATGAGTAGATCACGCGACCATTCGCATCTTCTGTAGACTTGGCCTTGGCTTCATTGTTCTTAACGATCGTATTCGTTAATTCGTTGTCAGAGTCCTCGGTTTTCTTGATATCGTCCTGGAGCTTCTTGACTTCTTCGTTGTATTTCTTCTTAGCTTCTGTCTTGATATTGTCGCGAAGTTGCCCACCAGCGAAGCCGAAATCTTCTATCTTCTCAGTTTTGTCGAGTAGGCCTTGATATTCCTTTTCAAGCTCCTTCATCTTGTCCTTGATTTCAAGGCGCTTCTTGGCATTCTCTACCATTCGCTCGTTTGCAGCTTCAATCTCAGCCGATGCCTTGGCAATTTCAATCTGCTTCCGGATCGCGTCCGTGGTCATATTGATTGTGCCTGTGGCCTTGTCGTACTGGATATTCAAGCCCTCGATACGTGAGTTGAGGGTTTCTGCTGCCGACGCAAGCTCTTTCTTCTGAGCGGCAGTCTTGTTTTCAACCGCGTTCAGTTCGTCGATCTTCTTGACTAATCGCTCGTTGTCCTCGGCTGTAGCTTGGATCTCATTTCTGCGATCCTTATAGGCTTCATTGCCTTTGTTGATACTTTCGTGTAGATCATCGAGGGATTGCTGGAATTCTTTTGCTTTCTCTTTCGCTTTTTTGGTTTCTTCGCTTTCTTGCGTCAACCATGACACCAGACCAGCGATAGCACCAACGACGATAAAGACTCCACCAGATGATAGAGCTGCCAAAGCCCCAGCGAGTCCAGTAGTAGCACCCGTGGCTACAAGTGAGGTACTGGTTAAGGATACAAGGGAAGTGATAAGCGTACCAATTAGGCTACCGATACCTTTGATAATAGACAGTCCCAGCATCGCCCCTTTAAAGAGCAAGACTGCTCCTGCGACACCAGCGAATATTGAGATAAGCGGGTCTAAAACGGGTTTAAGAAAGCCTAATACACTCACTAGTCCCTTAACAATTGGAGTGGCACCGCGAATGACATTAATAATAATGTTAAAGGTGTTATTAATAGCTTCTTTGATACTGTCCAAGTGTTTGGCAATACTCTTACCAGTGACAGCCTTACTCAAGTTGTCAAACTCAGTAATGATATTTGCGATCCCTTTTGCCACGGCCAAGACAATATTATTAAATGATGTCTTGATACCCTCAGAGTTTTTCTTCGCCATCTCAGCAAAGCCGTTAACTCCTTTATTCAGCTCAATCAGACGCTTACTAAAATCACTAAAAGTTATCTTTCCATCTTGTAAAGCCTTGTAAAGGTCATTCTGTGCCGATGCCCCTGCATAACCAAAAGATTCTGCTGTCTTTTGCAAGGCGTAAGACATGGTCTCTTGCAAAGTCTTCCAAGATTGCAAGTCAACCTTACCAGATGATAACATCTGAGTATACTGCGTTAAACCACGGCTTGCTTCATCCGTTGATGCACCAGAAGCAAGAAAGGCATTGTTTAGGGCGATTGTTAACTTCGTAGACTGTTTAAGGTTCCCAGTCATTGAGGTTAGCTTTTGAGTCGTAGCTACGACCGTATCAAGAGAAGTTGGTAAGCCCTCGATACCCTCAGCAAGTAGCTTGGTAGATGATGCTACATCTTTTGACGAGTGCCCCAGCGATTTCATGACTTTCGGGAAGCGTTGCAAGGTATCAAAGCGGTCAATAGCCTTGTCCATTGACTGGCTTACAAGATTCATGGCTGAGCTGACAGCTTTAAAGGCCACCGCACCGACCGAGAAGTTCTTGATTGCGTCTTTGATCTTGTCAAATTTTGACGCGCTCCTTTCAGCTTGGTCGCCTGTCGTTTTGATGATGTCTTTCAGTTTGACAAAACCGCCCCCGCTTTGAGATGCGACTTGCCCAGCTCTATGTACTAGATCGGCGCTTACCTTAAAACCATTCCCGCCGGTTTTGCTGATCGTGCCAGCTTCCCTAACTTTTTCGGCTGCCTGTTTAAAAGCATCACCGCCAGACTTAGAAAGCGCACCGGCTTCTTTGATTTTAAAACTTGCTGACTTAAAGCCCTCTCCGCCTGTCTTGGCTTCGTTGCCAGATGCTTTTACTTTTTCTGCAGCTTGCTTGAAGCCATCGCCAGACCTTTGGGCGAGATCAGAACTTTCTTTGACTTTCTCCCCGGCTTGTTTAAAACCAGAACCGGAGCGCCCAGCTAAATCAGAGCTTTCTTTGATCTTCTCACCAGCGCGACGAAAGCCGTTACTAGAGGTTTCCGACAACTTCGCACCCTCGGCCATACGGTCACCAGCGCGTTTAAAACCTTGTCCGGCTCTTAAAGCCTTGTCACCAGTAGCCTGGATACCGTCGCCTGCACTTTTGACACCTTGGCCAGATCTACGGGCTTCGGACTCTAAACGCTTCAAGGCATCAGATAGCTCTGTAAGTTTTCGTCCGTTAACCTGGACGTCAATTACAATTTTTCCATCTGCCATCTATTCATCTCCCTCCTTTCCATCTAATCTATATTTGCTCTGTAGCCGTCTCATTTTGGCCTTGTACTCGCTACTATCGTTTTTTGAGGGTTTCCAAGACCGTATCTCCACTAATTGAGATACAGCCGTTCCTTCTGGCAAACCGTTGAGTAGCGCGATAAATTCGGGCCATGTAAGCCGGCCTTGTGCTTCAAAGAGGTTGATATTATACGCTTGCACGAAGCTCGCGTATATTTCTTGAGCGTCTACTTCAAAATCAATCAAACGGATATCTTCTTCTTCGTCCTTGGCTACTGGCATAGGGTTCCCGTGCCGGTCATAAACCACGCGCTCTTTTTTAGTTTTTAAAAAATGCTCGTCGATGTATTCCCACACGGTCACTATGTCCTCTGGGTTGTCCAAGGTTTCGTCCGTCATCATTAAAACCGCTGTACGCATCTTTTCAAGATTGTTCATGACTTCATTGTCAAACATCTCGAATACATCCAGCACCAGGTCAAAGGAGCAGTCCACCTCATAGGTGCGCCCGTTCACTTCAAAGGAGTTCTCTAAAGGCTCATTTAATTTCATGAGCAGTCCTCCTTGCTATTTTTTGGTGGCTTTTTTGGTTTTCTTAGCTTTTGCTTTTTTAACAAAGGACTCAGCAACCGCACCCGATGCCTTGGCCCGTTCTTGGCCTAGACGTTCAATTTCAGCACCCAGCAAGGTATCTACCTCATCAAATGCATGATCCAAAGCGTCAAGGTCTGGATAACGTTCATAGAGTCCAGCAAAGGTACCATCACCGAACAGCACATCATATTTGATCTCCGTCATTTTCTTCTGCATCTCAAAGGCTTCGTCAATAACTCGCTTGTTAATGACCCCTTTTTTGAGATCGTCAAACTCTCCGTTATTTGAGCGCTCAATCAGCTCTAACTGGTACTTGTTAAAGCGTTCTGTGATCTCTTCCTGGAGCATTGCAAGCCGTGAGATATTCTCTAGTGATGTATCAAATCGTAGTTCGATTTCTCCGATATTGATCGGGATATAATCGCGTTTTAGTTCGATTGAAATAGACATGTTTTTCCTCCTTTATGCACAAAAAAGAGCGTCCCAAAAAGGAACGCTTTTACTTTTACCTATTAGCCTACGACTGCTGTAGTTTTAGGAAGCGAGTTGTAAGAAATCTTACAAGAAAATTCCTCGTAGTTTGCAGCAGCCCCAGAGCCAGCCTTGATTGCTGACACGGTGGCAATTCCGACGTGTTGATTCTTACCGTCAGAGTCTACCACTTTATGCCAAACGAGGCGATCGTTACCGAGTTTGTACTTCAACCCAGCGATAAGAGCCATCGCTTCATCTTCCTTGTCGTAAGTTCCCTTAAAGGTGTATGAACCTTTAACAGATGTTACTGTTGTTTCTTCTGTACCGTCGCCGTCATAATAAGCGACAGATGTAGTAGCTTCATCTGTATCGTCGTCCACATCTTCGATCCATTTTGCAAGCTCTTTATAAGCTGTTTTGTCTGGTTCAGTCTTTGGATCAGTGACTGGTGCGATAAAATGCCCGCGTAGGGCGTTCTTTTGACGTGCCATATATTACACTCCTTTATTGTTTAGAATTGTTAGGTTTGCAGTGATATCCTGCAGATAAATATAAAAACCCTGCTCGTCCCGTTCGTTTAAGGAGGGCTGGGTAGTTGTTAGGTTATTAAAAATATATGAGTTGTTTTGACTTGGTAAGATTAGATCAAACTCAGAAAGTGCCTTATTAATTTCCCAAAGACACTCGCTAGCTGTTACCTGGTTCTTAACCTTGACTGCGATTTCAAAGATAAGGCTCACATCTCGCGACCCGTCCATATAAACACGCTCAACCTTACCGCCTGGAAGCGGGTATAGGACCAAAGAGTCGAGCTCGCTTAGAAAGTCAAGCTCACAAGCAAGCGGGAGGTTTAAGGTGTTGATAAAATCGCGCAAAACAAAGTTAAAATCATTGTTACTTTTCATTTATTAAACCCCATTGCTCTCAATCCAATTTCTGCCCACTTGTTACCATGGTTTGCCGATGCCTTTAAGTCCCAGCGCTTACCAGTTCCAGGAGTGGTATACTTGCCAAAGCTAAAACTGCGGTACTTGTTATAAGCACCACCGTAAAACTGGGCGCGTGCGTATGGTGTGTTGTAGATAATCTTAGAGCCGTCGCCTGCCACATGACCGCTAGACCTTAACGGGCCATGTAACAAAGGCACATAAGGCTCCATATCTAGTAACGCTTGGTTTGCGATTTCTAACCGTGCCTTTCGTTCTGACGCTTGCGATACTTTCTTGGTAGCTCCGCTCAAATCAATCGTGACATTGATCCCCATTACATCACCTCGATTTCGTAGCAAAAGATTTTGCGGTTGAATGGTTCATAAACAGGAACGATCTTGTTTACAATGTATTCATTGTCGCCATCTTTTACAATCGAGTTACGATATGAGGAATCAATTTCCACATCACAATACTGAGGGTATACGAAGATAACCCCAGGCGCTCTAAATGACGGGTTCTTCTGTCCGGACGGGTTATTTACTGACCCCGGGCCGTCAAAGTTACGGTCAAAGCGTACAGGGTTTAAAAGAATAGGGTAGGAGAATTCTTCTTTCCCCCACCCATCTTTTTTGCCCGTAGGTTTTGAGATCGTCACTGAGTCAACTAGTGTCCGTTTATCAATAACGACCATATTCCACCCCACTATACAAGAAACCAGCCGATTTAAGAGCGTTAAATGCATCAAGGGATAGATTATACCCCGATGCCGTTTCAGACGCTCTAGAGCTGTTATTTGAGCTGTATGCCACCGTTGTACGGCCTAGTGTAGTACTTGCGATTGTCTGTTTATCCTCGGCCGTTAAAATGCCCGTACTATCCAAGTATTGGATCTGGTAAGCCGTAGCAAGTTTAACTGCTTTCTTGCGCATCTTATGGTCCGTGTCAAAATCATGAAAGTCATAATAATGACGGATAAAGATGTCAATAGCAAGCTCGGCCCGTTTAAGTAACGCTTCAAACTCGCTTGTACTGTCAAAACCTAACTCACGATATTCTTCATGCGTTAAGTATGCCATGATACCCCCTATTCAGAGGCCACCTTTTGGGCCACGGGTTCGCTATCAGAAACAAGTTCCAACCACTCCTCACCAAAGGCGAGGCTTGTCTTTTGGTTGATTTCTTCTGCTTCTGCAGTCGTTAACTCGTAGACCGTGCCCTCGTCAAAGTTTTGATCTGTCGACTCGATCAAAAAGTTACAAGTAGCTTTGTATTTCGCCATACGTTACTCCTTGATCTCGTAACCGCTAGTCACAAAAGCAGATACTAGATTGGGATCAGTGATGGTAAAGGTTACATCGTCCTTTACCAAAACCGTCGCAACCTGTTCAGTCACCGCTTCTGTTTTAGTTGTTTTTGTTTCTTCTACCATTCGTTACTCCTTACGCAGTTTTGTGAACGTAGATCGCTTTCTTCTTGCTATCCAAGACAAAGGCATCGTAACGGATACGACCCTCTACAAGGTATCCGTTGATTCCTGGTGGGTTATCGTGGATCTTGTAGTCTTCGAGTTTGACAGGAGAAGTAGTTGCGATTGGGTGCGCGATAACAAACGCTACGTTCTCTGGCAAGCGAGAAGTAGGCGTCAAGATAACTGGCAAGCCGTCGATAGCTCCCACTTGTCCCTTGAACGCCACTTCTTGACCGAGGTCAGAGTTTTTAACGAATAATGGATCGAGTTTAATGAGTTTGTAAAACTCAGGAGATACGTGGAGCTTGCGTCCTTCTTCTGGTACAAGCGCATCAGTCAATTTAACTTGACCGTCAAGCACTGCTTCATAAGCGTTGTTTTTAGTTACTGCGCCAGTTTTAACATTGGCTGTATCAGCGCCGGCAACGACTTTGCCGAAGCGGTAAGTATCGACTTCTGGAATGATAACTTCTGAAAGTTGGCGGGCAAGGGCTTTGCCTGCTTCCATTGCGCCGTTTGTATCTTGTACAGAGCGTTTGTCGATTGTAAACGTGAATGAACGGTCTTTAGTAAGTGTCAATGTTTGTACATTGTTTTCCAATTCAGCAGCCGTACCGTAACGGGTGTTACCAGTAAGGGCGTAGTCGTTCATTGCTGTTGTTGGGATTGAGTAAACTTTAACAGTATCTACACCGGTAAAGTCGTAGTCAGAGTTGACGATACCAGTTGAGAGGGCTTCCTTGGTAAAGCGCTCATCTACTTTAGCATCAAATTTTGCTGCATAGTTAATAGTCATATAGGCTTATCCTACTTTCTTTTATTTATTAAATGCTGTCAAAGCCAGCAAATAGAGCTTTATCTTCCGGGCTGAGGTCGCTATCACCACCAGCGGACGGATTGCCACCAAGCGCGAACTTTGGCTGTGGTTCTTGTGGTTCTTCCTTTGTTACGAAAAGGTAAGGGCTTGACTCTTTTAAACCGTTGATAGCTTCTTCTAGTTTTGGCTTGCCATCTTCTGCAAGCTCGATCTTGTCAAGATCAATAAACTTCATTAGGTCCTCAGAGTTATGCGCTCCCACGTCTTTCAAAGCTAAAGCAACCGCGTTGGTTTTCTTAACTTGCGCAAGGTTCGCTTCACTATCTGTCTTATAGCTTTCAAATTGAGCTTGTAAGTCTGCCAGTTGTTTCTTGGCTTCTTCACTAGCTCCCTCTTTGGCTTGTAAGTCTTTGATAGCTTGGTCCCGTTGTTCAAGTTGTGTTTTCAAACTGTCGTTTTCTGCTTGTACTTCTGACTTGGCCTCTTTGATTGCTGACCCGTACGCTGCCATAATGCGCTCAATAGTTTCCTTGTCTTCGATACCTGCATCAACTAACATCTCACGTTTTAAACTCATGTTTAAAACTCCTTTCTGTTTTACGTCCAGGAGACGAATTTGCCGGTTTACGTCCAGCAACGAAAGCTCCCAGCGGGGTACGATCCCGCGAATAGGTAAGAAAAAAGGAGGAAATCACCTATCCATCCAGAAAGGGAGCAAAATAAAAACCGCACGGAATCCCATACGGTTTATAGTGGTTTATAGTGGTTTATAGTGGTTTATAGTGGTTTATAGTGGTTTATTCCTGTTTTACAACTTAATTTCTTCAATTCGCGCACGTTGTTTTAAAATTGAAAGATACTCCCACATAACCGAGCGCTGACGTTTTAATAAATCAATCGGACAATTAGGCTTGAACTCAAGTGTTCCTTTCTCATATTTGCCAATCATGTAGTCCAATTTGCTGAATCGTTCTCGCAATTCGTAGAATTCATTCTTGAAACGTTCTTTCCAATCTTCCATCTTTTAACATCCTTTCATTTGCTATTTTAAAACCGAATTTAAAACCATCAAACGCTGCACGATCAATGTCGCGATGATAATCTAAAAGAGTTTTTTTGTTTTTAAATACGACTCTTTCTAATGAGCGCCTGAATTCGTCATTCATTCTCGATTTCCTCCTTTGATTTGAAATACCTTTCTCTCGCATAGTCACGATGCAAGAAAGGCTTATCCGCAATATAATCTCGCAGGGTTGCTTGCTGGTCTCTGATTTTAGTTTTAAACTTACTGATAAGCTCTTGGTCGCCCAGCTTCTCGGCTACGTGTAGCTTTTCCTTAGACTTGCGAATAGCTCGCTCGTATGCCCTTTGTTTAGACTGCGCGTTAGCATTTCTGATAACTTCTTCTTGCGTTATATTCTTAACGTCTGGGCCTAGCTCTGGCAACTCATTAATGCCAGGTACAAAAGGAGTAAGCATATGTCCGCAGTTAATACCAAGACAGCCCCCAGGAGTGCCGTAACCATGATCTGCAAGCGATAGAATACTGATACCGTGTTCTTCCCTTGCTGGGCCATAAGTAACAATACGATGCTGTAATGGTGCGCAAGACTCGCGGGCCGTTGCTTTCTTGGAATAATAAAAGGTATCAATTCCCAGCTCGTCCGCTGGCATCGTCCGCATCTCTCGATAGCTACGAATGGCAGTAGTTTTAATAACCGTCCTAGCGTAGTTGTCTACTTTCCAGTAGTGCCCACCACGGTCAATAAAACCCTTGAAACCTATCTCTTGCCACTTCATCACGGTTTGAGACACGGCCTTATCATGTGTGACTAGTCCGACCACTTGACGGGCTACCACTTCCTGGACCATTTGACGATATACATCTGTAACGATGCCTGGAAGCGTGGTATTAATCAAGTTACTAATATCACCGTGCGACTGTTCGAAGTAACCGGCTAGCAACTCCTGTGCGTGCTTAGAATTGCCAAAATCACCACCTCCGAGGTCGTCTATGAGCTGTTCTTTAGTCGTCTGATAGATTTTAAGGCCTTCATCCTCAATGACTTTACGGAGCTGTTCACGGCCTATTTTAGAGTAACGGGCTATTGTGTCCAGGTTCTGCTCATTTAGCATGTGCATCTGGCTCATACGCTCTAATTGCCAGATATACGGGTTATCAGCCAAAGACTCCGCCCCACGATCTAGCAACCTATCTATAACCTCATCGAACAGGTCACGCGCCATCTGATGATAGATATCACCGACTTGTGATGCGCGCAACTCTAACTGCTCATCGTTAAATAATACAGGGTACTTGTTACGCGCCATCTAATCACTCTCCATAAATATCAACTTCGCTTGTGCTACGCTCTAGCTCCATGCTCTCAGCGGTCTCTTTCTTGATATCTTCAAGCATTCGCGCAGCTTCATCATCTGACAAGCCCAGCGCTTTGGATATAGCGTATTGCTTGCTGACAAGGCCACTTAATAGGGCTTTAGCATAGTAGTCTAGCTCGTTATTTTTATCAACAAAGACACCATCATCAAGGTTTACCGTGATATCGTCCATTTCCGGGATAGGCCCGCTATACAAGCCGTACAGCTTCCCGATCTCACAAATAGAGATCACAAGCTCTTTGATAGATTGATCTACAAGGCTCACGATGCTGTTTCTTAACTGGTACGTGTCAGAGTTTTCGGATACAACCTCGGTCGCAGTCTTCATGCTCTTACCGTCAAAGGTAAACATACCAGGCGATACTCCGACCTGCATCTCAAAGAGCGCAAGGCCCTCGTTGATAGCCTTGATATAGTCGTCCGACCGGATAGGAGTAGTAAGGTCCGTGATGTTGATTGGTGTATCTTTGCCACCGTCAATTTGCTCATAGACGTTTTGCTCTGGATCAAATTCGCGCGTTACAAGATCAGTTTCTCCGTGATGGTCGAACCCAATCCGGACGGTTTGGTCTGGCACTAATACGCGCCGTTGCCCCATTCGCACTTCCCACTTAAACTCATCATAAGTGGTATTGATAAAGTCAATAGTGCTTTTAGCATTGTCAAAGATAGACAGACCCAGCGGGCTGTTAATATCCTTGTTATTCATGCCTGGCGGTTTTAGGTAAGTAAATAACGGCCGTGTAAGCCCGTCAAGCGTTACTTCTTCCTCAAGGTCCTCATAGATCTCGGATAGTGGTACACGGTCACCAACGCGCTCCTTTTCGCTAGAACGGTACAGCTCGTTAGTGATTGTATACTTGCCGTCCTTGGTCCACTCATGCAACTCGATCAAAGTATAGTAGATCGTTTCTTTGCCTACTGTCTTTTGACTCTTGTTGATAATTGCTGCAGAAGAAACGTCCTGTGTATTGGACTGTAAAGGATAAAATACTGGGGCTTGGACGAATGAAATCTTGATCTTGTCGTCGTCAACGTATGGACGCATAGCAAGACCACCCAAGGCCAAACAACTCTCAAGGTATCGCTCAAAGTTCTTATTAAACCGGTCATTTAGTAAAACAGTTTGAATGAACTCGTTTGTCACTCTATTCGCAACACTTATCTCTGCCTGCTCATTGAATACCAGGCTGGCGATCTTCTTACAAGCCGTGCGAGCAATAGGCAAGTGATTTCGTGTCCGCTGTTTATCAACCCGATTAGAATTGCGGTAGCGGATAGGGTCCCACTTACTCTGGTAGTATTTTAAGTTCTTCTGAATACGATCGTATTCGTCCTTATTAATTGCGATTTTAGGATGTTCTGTGATATTGCCTAGTGATTGGCTTGTCATTACATATTTACCCCTCTTAAAAATATTTCTTATTGATTGTAAGATACTCATTTCAAACCTTTCTCTAGGCTTTTAATCTTAATAATTGCGCGTTATCAACGACCATGTACTGGAACGCGTCGCAAGTGTGATCGTCCTCTTTAATGACTTTCGGGTCGTCATCCTTGACCGTTTTCTCGTCCCACTGATAGCGTTTATGTTCCTCAATAAAATACTTGAGGTTGTTCTCAGTTGGAAAATAATAAAAACGACCATTCGCAAGTAGCGACTGGACGTATTCTGTCATTATGATTTTCTTCTTCTTGGCCACTGGGTGCCAGCGAATACCAAAGTCCTCTAAATACTGGTTTCTCAATGCTCCCTCCGCACTATCTATCGTCATTTCAATGACTGGTACATTCGGATATTTCTGCGTCTGCTTGATAACAAAGTCATGTAGCTCTTTAGACAAGACGCTCGGAGCTTTCTTCTTAACCTTGCCAGCCGGGCTGTAGTAGTAGTTATCCACAAGATAGAGATTAGAGCGATTAGTCACCACAGCATGCAAGCAAGTAGTGGCCGATTGTTGGTGCCCTGTATCCGCTGCGAATAGCTGACCTATGACACGCTCACCATCTGGTATCTTATCTACGCGTTTAAACAAATCCATGTTATACACGTTTGTACCCAGACCAACCGGCTCACCCAGGTACAAATACCTGTAGTAGTCGTAGTCGTTTGTTTTGATACGTTCTATCTCGTCCAGCATTTGATCGGTTACAAATCCCAGCTCGTCGTCCAGATAACTAGATTCATGTATCAAATACTTCTCGGCCGTTCGCAGTGAGTCAACCCACTCATTGATCCAATTGTAAGGGTTGCGCGGTGGGTTATACGACCAAAAGAACTGCACAAATGGATAGTCCGGGTGCTTTTGACGCATGAATGTACTGTTTGATTGGTCGAACTCTTCCGAATCAGCAAACTCGGCTGCTTCCTCGTACCAAACAGCAATAACCTTTCCGACCTCATTTGATTTCAGTTTCTGGAAGTCGTCCTGGCCGTAAAAGTGGAACGTCGAACCAGACCGCCTATGTACGATCTTATAAGGACTTTTAGTCCGTTTGAACTGGTTAGCCATGCCAAACTTATCAAGCGCCCAGATTATCTTCTTGTAGACACTATCAAAAATTGTGTTACCAACCTTACGGACGACAATGATCTCTACGCATTGCCCCTGGGTTATTGCTTTAATCATCATAAAAACAAGCAGGAGAGCAATGACCGATGACTTAAACGAGTTACGACCACCCTTTAAAATATTATAAGGTTTTGCTGACCGCCACACGCTGTAAAACTTAGGATTGATCTCTTTACTTAGTTTTATAGTCGGCTTAGTCGTTCGGGATATCGTCGATGATGAGGATTGACTCATCGGCACCACCTCCCGCCTCGTCTAACGCTTGGGCCTTACGTTTGTTCTCAAGTTCCAGAGCCTTGATACGTGCTTTCTGTTCTTTCTTATCAAGCGTATCTTTCGTGCCCTCGCTATTTGCTATCTTAGCAATTAGTTCCATGTGCCGAGCGCTTCCTTTTAAGGCTTTCTGTATCGCGACCATTATCAAAGCCGACTCGAAGTCGTCTTCAAAACCCATTTCCTTTAGCTTTTCAGCCATTTTAGGACTAGCAACGGGAGAAACAAGAAAGGCATCAAGTGTCTTTTTCATGTTGGCTTTTTTTCGTCTAGCCTTTCCGGAAGCGATGCCACCTTTTCTCTGTATTTCCCTCTGCTCTTTCTCTGTTCGCTTATTAAAAGGGATCAAGTTTTCCTCATTAGCCATCGCCTCACTTCCTTTGCTTTTTAAAAATAAAAAAAGCCGTATAAACGGCTCGTTGTCTATCTCAAAAACCCAGAAACACTAACCAATCTTGGCTTTTGATTGTATTTTTTGGCAATTTCCTTGCTTTTGCTATTGACCAGATCAATGTAAGGTTTAACTAGCTTTTTAGCTTCGTCAAAATCAATTTCTCCAATTCGTAGCAAGGTTCTTGCTTGTTCTGCTTTTGTCTTTAAAATAATTGTTTGTTCGTTCATGTCGTATCTCCTTTTTCCTATGCTTAGAGCTTACGCCAACAAGCAAAACAAGTCAAGGCTTATTCTTCATTTTCTTCATCATCTTCGAGGTTTTCAAGCGCTGCAAGATCACCGAATTCATGTTTGATAGTTTTAGGGTCGCCTTTAAAGAATACCAAGACGCTTTGATGTGATCTAATAACCTTACGGCCACTATTCATCTGTTTTCTGGCCCTCATAGCACCAGAGCCTAAAACGTTAATCAAAACAATGTCATTATAGAACATGACACCAGCGCTTTCAAACGCTCGTTTAGTGACACCAGTCAAATCACGATAGAAGCCTTTCTTGTCCCTAACATCGCTTATAGTTACGATTGCAAAGCGATTGTTTTTTAATTTTTTAGCAAACTTTTTGAGGATATCAGAATAAATCTCGCAAAATTCATCATATCCCATGTTCGAGATGTCGTTCTCGTTGTCGCTATAGACTTCAAGATCAAAATAAGGCGGACAAGCAAAGATCAGATCCGCGCTTTCATCTTGGATATACCGATCTACATTTTTAGAATCATCACAGATCCAGTTCACCTTATCTAGATCAATACCGATTTCTCGCGCATTATCAAAGTTAGCGTCTATTTGTTCTTCCCGCAAGTCAATCCCTGTATACTCGTGGCCTAAACGCTCGGCAACAATTCCTCGAACGCTTCCACCAGCGAATGGATCAATAATTTTCGAGCCTTCGTGCGGTGTGAACCATGTATAACCAATCTCACACAATACCGGATCGAAGATACTTGTACCACCAAGGCTGGCAGTATTCATACTTTTCGCAAACGTCAAATTGCCTTCTCGTCCGACCTCTGACTTAATACCTAAATCAAGCCATTCTCTTTTACGGTTTTGCCAAATACCCTGGCGCGTGTCAAAGATGCTCTGTGGCATGATGATAAAATCATCAACAAGCGAGCCAGAATAATCATTCTCCCGTACCTTTTGTTCAGTCGTTTTAAAATCATCTTCCGGCTCAAAACCAAAATCAGACATGTCAATATCTTCGATATCGTCCAGCTCTAGTTGGAGTATATCAATATCAAAGTCTGAGTTCATTGTTAGCTTGTTATGGACAAGGATATAAGCTCGCTTTTGTTCCTCGCTCATGTGCGACAAGCGAATCACTTCCACCTCGTCAAAACCTAACTCTTTTAGAGCCTTATACCGTCCGTGCCCCTCAATGATAACATTGTTCTCGTCAATCGCGATCGGGTCATTGTTTCCAAACTCCTGGATTGACTTCTTGATCTGCTCAATTTGTTCGCGAGGGTGTAACTTCGCGTTGTTCTCATATTCAGTTATTTCTGAAATATTGATTTTTTCTATTTTCATTTTTTACTCCAGGCACCAAAAAGAGCGCACCTTAACGATGCGCGCTTCTCGGGTTATATGGTCTACTTTGTCCTCATTGACAAAATATTTCAAGGGGCCTAGCAAGTAGCACCAAACTTACATCATCGGTCACTTTCTTTTTTTGTTTTTTTGCGGTGCTTTTTTATAGCCGGGGCAGGAATCGAACCTACATTATACGGGTGAAAAGTCCGTTACTCTAACCGTTGAGTTACCCAGCAACCTACTATAAGGAGACAACCAAATGGCGCAGGTCCTTCCTACTTCATTGGATAATACTATAATACCACTCAATACAGCGCTTTTACTGTCAAGTTTCTTTCAATTATCTCCCAAGAATCTGTATTCCAGCAATTCCCCCGCCTTATAGGCTTCTGCGAACTCTAATAATGCCCGGTCCAGCAATCTATAGTATTCACTTTCCGAATACCCAAGGCTCGGATAAATAGCCTTGTCTTGTCTAAATCGTACCCGGCAATATCGCTCAATCAAAATCTGCGATAGATTGAGATCAGATAGCCGGTTAATAGCTGATGCCATAAGCTCCAGCTCTTGCTGTGCGCTTACCCGTCTAATGACCATCTGCTCAGTTTGACGACTTGGGGAGCTTGGCGCGCTCTTTGGTTCTAGTGAATAAGTGGCCGTTACTTTCGGGCTGTACTCTTCCCCGGCAATCCGTAACAGTACGCGGTAGTTCTTGAGTGTATTGTCTGCATTCTCCTTTGTTTTGTTCTTTAGCACTTCACCAAAAAGCATTCAATCCCACCCTTCCATTTTTAAGATTAAATCTAACGCTTCTAATTTACGCTTTAAACGACGTTCTCGCTTGCGTTCTTCGTTTCGCTTATAATTATGATTATCTCTATAGAATTGTTCCACTAGGTCCTCGCTAGACCGTCCAGGGCCTACTTTATCAAGTGACTCTTTCATGCATTCGTAGAGCAGATCAGTTTCTACAAAACCTACAAACTTCGCAATGATTGCAGACGACGGCATTCTGTTTTGTTTCTTGTATTTCTCATAACGCGCTCCGTCTTGGTATGCGTTGTGACTTTTCGCGACTTTGAAAAAATCATAGATAGAGTCAAATTCAGCTATCGCCTTATCCGCTTCTTGGAAAAATTCTTTTTTCAATTCCATCATCTTCCCCTGTTTTCATCGTGATTAGCTCAGCGTTTTTCATGACATTCTCCATAATTGTCTGACACAATTCTTCTGGTGTCAGATCACCCTCCAACTCCGTTCTCATCTGCTACCTCCTGTAATTGTTGAGCCATACGTGAATTATAATCATTGTTCAATTTATTTATAATCACGTCCTGCATCACGTTTTTTTCTTCGATTTTTTCGAGCTCGTCCTTTTGTGTTCTGATTGTCTGCTGTAGCTCGCTGTTGCTCGTTTTGAGCACCCGTACTCGTGAGTTAAGGTTGACGCATGCGGCAATTAAGACAAACAGAATAAACGCAAAATTCGCACGTATCAGCTTATCATTGTTCGTCATTTTCTCGCCCCTCTTTCCTGTTTAATTTCTTTGCGTTCATTAGTCCACTATCTAAATTAAGAGGTTCACTTTGCGTCTCAAAAGAATTGTTTCCCCTTTTTCTGCCCAGTATTCCCACGATGATTGCACCGATAAAACCAATTAACCAGATAGCACCGATAATCAATTCTACGACGTCCGATAATGTCAAAGCAAAAATCATTTCGTTTCTCCTGTAATTCGATTTTTTAAAATCTTGAGTGCGATATGTTCGCCATGCATATTTGTATAAGAAACATAGTCCTCTTCCGTCCACTGGCTCTTGGTATATGGGTATCTGTTTGGTCTCATTCTGCCACCTCCTCAAATTTTACAAACGTCATCCAATGAGTCGTCCCTCTTTGCTGTCCAAATAAGGGCTTAAATGGTATTGACTCTAGTATTTTATTTACATTTACCTGGCAATCGGACCATTTAAAAACTAGTGTACCTCCAATTTTTAGAACTCTCATACATTCCTCAAAACCCTTGGCTAAATCTTCTGACCATGTGATTTTGTCTAGCTGACCATATTGAGCTTTCATTATTGAATTAGGCCCAGCCCATTTGAGATGTGGTGGGTCAAACACAACTAGATTAAATGTATTATCTTCAAAAGGCATGTCACGAAAATCGCCGATAATATCAGGGTCTACGTTGACCTTTTTCCCACATATATCAAACTTTTCTTGTCTGACATCCATAAAAGTTGTATGACTCTCCTTTTTATCAAACCAAAACATACGACTGCCACAACAAGCATCTAGTATCCTTATATCTGTCATTTTTCACCTCTTCAAAGAGCCCGTCTTTTTTTGGACTTATTCCTTTTAAAAATGGGGTTCTTCTTTTCTTTTTTCTTCTGTTTGTGATATTCACTTTCTTTGCTAAAAATAATATCTTCATCTTCAATAAGTTTTCTGATAAAGAAATCGTCTGGAATCATTCTTTCACTTCCTTTACTTCAATGCCCTCGCAATCAAACACCCAGCCAAAGCCAGCTTTTTCAAGCATTTCCCGAGTGTGTTTTACGCGAAAATCTAACGGTTCACTTTCTCCACTAAAAAAATATTCATTCAAACTTATACGACAATTTAGGTAGTTGTAGCCTTCTTCTGCCCCTTTTACTTTAACAATATACCGCTTCTCTTTCGCGACCTCGTATCCATCAAGCCAAGCACAGGCAAAAGCTTCTTGATTGTCTTTGACCTTTAAAAACTCTTTTAGCTTTTTATAGTCTTTTTGGTTTGCATAATTGTAAAGTTCGATTTCTTCAACTAGTAAAGCTCGGACCAAGGTTACACCCGTATTTTTGCAATACTTGATCCAGTCAGCAACAAACTGTGGAATTGTGACTTTCTGCGGTTCGTCGAATTGATCGATCAGTTTTATCAATCCAGCTCGATTGATCTTGAGCGTATCCGTGACCACGCCTGCTTCGTAAGGCAAATCTATAATTTTTCCAATTAATTCTCGTTTATTCATTTTCATTTACCTTCTCTTTCTTCTGCTTCAAATTGCAACCATACCAGATCCTCGTATAAGCCTCTGGCTACTCTTTTAATATCGCTCAAGTCTTGCGCGCTCATTTTTTCTGGCTCGCGTAACAAAGATATCTCGATGTTAGTTAATTTTTGTATGTACTGTTGGCGTTTTGTCAATTGCTTTTCATCTTCTTTTTCGGTCAAACGATTGTCTGAAATACCCATAAGATAAGACACATCAACTCCAAAAAGATCTGCCATTTTTTCAGCATATACAGTCTTAACACTGCCCCCGTCTTCCCATCTATATATCGTTTGAAATGATACTCCAAGAATTTCAGTAAGATCTTTTAGTTTTATCTTACTTTCTTTTCTTAATTCTTTAATTCGGTTCACTTTCCAAGTCCTCCTCTTTTACGAAGCTACCCTCAACCCAGCGACCCTTGCGGTCTTTGATCTCGTTGTAAGCTAGTTCGAAGCAATCCGCGAAGTCGTAACCTAATTTGTGCGCGATAGCTTTTAAATAGCTCACAATTCTCAAAAGGTTAAACTTGGCATTTTTCATAACTTCCAACTTGCGCGAGAATTGGAACTCGCTGGCATTGTCAATCATCAACTCAAAGCAGTCTTTGATATCGCCCTTTCTCGCTTCTACTGCTTTAGTCAAAATCTCAACCGGATCAAGTTCAATCATCATTGCCAATCCTACGACAACCACGGCACAATCACCGATGCTGTCCTTGGTTAGCTGTTCTTTTTGTTTGGCATACCCTGCGACCAGCTCGCCCAATTCTTCAAATAGCTTGAGCGTCTGTTTAAATACATCTCCCTGCGTGATATCCCGGTCAATAAACCACTGTCTAGTTAGCTCGGTTAGTTCCTCGATTTTGTCAATATCCATCTATCATATCCCCCTCGATTTCTTTTAATTTCTTGTCTATGGCTTTAATTTCCTTGTGTAGCCATTCGCGATAGTTCGCGCTGTAGTGATGTCCTCGCGTATTGCTGATTGTTTTTAGCTGTAGTTCCTCGCTCAGCCGTTTCTCATAGATACGCTTAGACCGCAGTAAGTTTTCCTTTTCCATCTCAAATACCTAAACGATGATTTTCCAGGCCGTCCCTAAAGCTGTACATTTCTTCAAAATATAGCCCGATCAAGATCGCGTCTGCTTCATCGTCCTTAACATCTTTATTAAATTTATTTGCCACGATGTCGATTGCTTGCTGTTTCAAAACCTGCCGGCCTTTGCCTTTAATAGCAAAGTGCTTTCTCCAGGTTCGCACGTTAACAAAGTAGACACGGTCCGCGATTAGTCGGGAAATGATAATGCCCGTTGCTATTCCGATTTTAACCATCGTTTGCTGGTTGCCACCTCCGACGTTGTTCTGCTCGATCACAATCTCTTTAAAGGGTTTGTTATACTTTAAAATCAACCGCGACTGAATAGCTTTCAGTTTGTTCGCCATTTGCAAGGCTCGCTCTAGAAATGTACCTTTAGGTTTGACAACCCCACTGTCTAACAGGTCCGGGCCGTCATATACAGCCCAACCTGTCGCACTAGTGGAAGCGTCAAGTGATAACGTCAATTCTTTCATTCGTTACTCCAAGCCACGTTTTAATAAATGACTCAAAAAAGCTTTGAATTCATCTTCTTCATCGTTTACTTCCGGCTCTTTTAAATCTGAGCCATCTTCCTCAGTGATCTCGTATTCTGCTTTGATTTTGACTAGGCGACCACCTACAGCCTTAGCCAGATTTTCCATGGATTCTTTGGTTTCTTCATCTTTTTTTTCAAAAATCAATGCACAGCGAACTTCATTAGTAAATCCAGCACTAAACGTTAATGAGTGTTCTTGATTTTTATATTCTGTTAAAAATTTATTTGTTCCATTTTGTGCGATTGTGTAAAATTCTTTTTGTTGTTTCATGTTATTTCTCCTTTTTTTAAAATAAAGTTAGTTGCTGTTTAAAATCTGCCAAAGTAAGACCGATTGAATTTAGGTCGTTACTGATTGCGGTTAGATCGTTAGTGATAATTATTTTGTTCATTTCCCTTGAATACCGCTGTGTCTGATATCCGCCCAGATCGTCCTTATACCAGATATCTTGTATAGTTTTTATTTCTGGGTATTCTTTGGAAAAGTGTTCTTCAATCCAAGTCATAATAATGTCGATTTGATTCCTTCTGTCATTTTATCCTCCCAAATTGCTAAACGGGACTTCCCATTGATAATCATCATATTCATTACAAACGTTTTTGATAATTTTACCTTTGGAAATTTCAATTTCCTGTGTAAATTCCATGCCACACTCAAAAGTAAAAATTTTAATATCAACATCAAACTTACTTGAAATTTCTTGATAATTTTCTGGAGTAGCACTCCATGCTTGCTCAAAATTATCCAGTTCAACGGTACAAAATTCTTCTTCAAGCCAAACTTCTATTTGTTCTTGGTCAATAAATGCTCGTCTTGTACCATTGATGTAAAAATAGGGAGCTGTGTTGTTGAATTCAAGTAGAGTGCCATCATATTTTTCTTCTAATGTTACAGTGTTGCTTAATAGCATTTCTTTCAATGCTGATGAAATATTTTCGCTTCTTCCTCTTAATTTAAGAGATCCTTTGGCCCAATTTGGCATTATTTTTCTCCTTTTATTTTTTAGAACGGTAAATCATCATCTGAGATGTCCATAGGGTTTGCATTCATAGGCTCTGCCTGACGTCCAAAATCTGGCTGGCTGTAACCTTGCGACGGCCCAGCTTCACGGTCTTTCCGACTTTCCAAAAGCTGGAAGGTCTCTGATACAACCTCAGTCACATAGACCCGTTGGCCTTGCTGGTTTTCGTAGCTCCGTGTTTGAATTCGTCCCGTGATCCCAATCAAAGCCCCTTTCTTGGCCCAGTTTGCAAGATTTTCTGCTTGCTGTCGCCAGATCACGCAGTTAATAAAATCTGCTTCACGCTCGCCATTTTGGCTCTTGAAATTGCGGTTAACAGCTAGGCTAAAAGTAGCTACTGCTTGATTGTTTGGGGTGTATCGTAGTTCTGGATCTTTGGTAAGCCTTCCAACTAAACATACTGAATTTAACATTGCTTATCCTTTCAATTTACCTAATAGCATTTCTGCTTGTTCTACTTGCGATTGTTTAATCTGCTTGTAGTTTGCCACATTTAAGTGTTGTAAGAACCATTTAGCGATTGAGCCATCTTCTTTCCCTTTCGCTTCTGCGATAGTAGCTATCTCTTTCAAATAGCGGTTGGCTTCCTCTACTGAGATAACTGGATCATTAGCTTTCTTCGCTGGTTGTTTCTTCGATTGCGTTGCTTCGTTGCCGTCGTCGTCCTGGTCGCTTGTGATCCCAAAGATTGCAGATAGTGCGTACCGTTTCGCGTATGTGATCGCTGACCCGATTGATTGAGGATCATTCTTGACTGGTTTCATCTTGATCGGATCGTATTCAATCCATTCGCCCGATTCATGCATCACCAGCGTTCCTACTGTCACGTTCCCGGCTTCATCGCTGGACGGGTACTGTGTAAACGATAGCCCGTTCTTGCTTGCTGATTCTGTGATCGCTTCTACCACATTTTCGAGCGGTACATACTTGCTTTTAAAAAATGGATTGTTTGCATCTTTTAAAGGCTGTTTCATCTCTTTTTGAGTTTTAGCAAAAGCCTTGCTCAACTCTGTTATTGTTTCTGATTTCTTCATCTTTCCTTACCTAATACTCAAATTCTTGTTTTCTACCAGCGTAGCTCCAGCAATTTCTTGCCCATTTGTCAAAAGTCGTTTTAAAGCCGTCTTATCGGCCTTGTATTCAACTTTCTTGTACTCGTCTGGCAGTAAGACCATGTCAACCTCAACGGCCTTAGATCGTCTGAACGATACCTTAAACAGGGCCGTATCTACTCGGTCGTGTCCTGTGAGTTCCATGCTTTCCTCAAGCGTGGCTTTCATGCGCTCTTTCTTGGCTTTGTCCGCATCGTTCAACTTCTTCAAGCGGTCCATTTCGTTTTTTCGGGCTTCGATATCTGCATCAAGATTTTTAATGACTTTGATATAGCCCTCGACTTTGTTCTCGTAGTCCTCGTTCCAGTCGATGCTGTCCAGCGTGTCCTGTTTCGTTTCGTCGTCCAGGTCCATATTGTAGATGTCAAGAAATTGTCCTGTCAGTTCGTAAAGTGTCGCCATTTTTTATCTCCTTTTTGATTTTCTTATAGTGATCCCAACTCGTAGACTTCAAGCTGTCCAGTAGTTTCTGCTCAGTCTTGATTTGCTTCTTGTACTGTAGCACCCACGCTGTGTACTCATCATCATTCTCCGCAAAATAATACCCGCGAGGAAGTGAACGACTGGCAACGATAGGCACTGAGTAATTAAGTCGTAGCTCTGCGATTCCCCCTCGCACCTTTCGCACTGACAAGTTTGTCATTTTGGCAATGTCGCGTGTGGTCAGTACATTCGCCCGTCCTACTCTGATACAGGCTAGTATTAGTTGTAAGCGTTCGTTCATAGCTTACCCTCCTCTTGATACTTCATTAAAACTTCTTGATACTTTTTCAAAAGTTGGTTTTTTTGGTTCAGTTCCTTCCGCAATCTTCTGTTATCGTTCAAAGTTACTCGAAGTATATTATTTTTGCCTTCTAGGTCGATTTTTTGAAAACGTATCTCTTGTTTTAACGCTTTAATTTTTTTGCTACAAAACATCTACTGCGCTCCAGTCGTTATCTGAGCGCGAGTGTTTCCGTGCATAAGCTAGATCTGCTTGAAATGCTTGATAGCCCTCGTTAAATTTCTCTTGTAGATCTTCCTCGTACTGTTGCATGATTGCGTCCTGCTTAGCTTGACGGGCTTTCTTGCGTTGTGCGCGTTTGAAGTCCCATACTGCCCCTGCGAAGCCGGCTGCAAAAAATGTTCCTGCAATTGTCATACACCCTAAAATTTCGTTATACATTTCAAATCTCCTTGTTGATTCGCCTGATTGCGTTGTAATACCCGCTATCCTTTGGTATCGTGTACCCTGTTAAATCTTCTACCTGGCTACCGTCTGACATGATGTTAATAATGCGCGGTCGCCATTGATTTTTATTCCTCGTCATGTTATAATTCCTTTAGAAAAGTTTTATCTCTTGACCGCTTGGAGTTCCCTTCTCCTAAGGGGTCTTTTTTTATGCTCTGCCGGCTAATCTACAAGCGTACAGGTCCATGATCTTACCTCTTGCACTATCTGGATCACTAGCTAGTAGCTTAGTTTTCATTTCGTCTGAAAGCTCGTAGCAAGTAGCTTCAAAGCCCTCAATCATTTTGTCAATCAAAACGGCAATTTCCTCCTGTCTTCTGCGTTGTCTGGATACTTAAAGTAAAGGTCCCGTCCGCCTTTGGTTATGCGACTTCTTAGACCGTCGTCATACGCTTCTTTCATCGCTTTACCTCCCATGTTGGTAGTGATGATTGTTTTATCGCGATGGTCTAAAAGCGTATAGAGAAAGTCTTGCTTCCACTGCCCGCGGTCTCCCTTGCCTAAATCGTCAAGAATTAGGAAGTCAACCTTGGTCAGTAGATCCAGCCAGTCATTAGTTGACATCGCCCCTTTCTTATCAAACCCGCCTTGTATCTTTTGGAAAAGCGTTGGCACATTGACAAACAAGATGCTTTTAGGAATTTTATTCGCTTTGAAATCTGCGTTTAGCTTCTCCGCGATTGCCAGCGCGAGGTGCGTTTTACCTCTACCAGCTTCACCCATTATCAAAGCGTTCCCTCGTCCGTCATGTAAATAATGATGTACCAGCCTCAAAGCGTAGTTCTTGGCTTTTTCATCAATCTCATTTGATACCGTGAAAGTCTTAAAGGTCGCGTCTTTCATTTCTGGTGGTATGATGCTGTTTTTATCAAAAACATCGTAAGTCTTTCTTAGGATTGTAGCCGTGTGAGCTTGTCCGATTTTTTGTTCTTCCTCACGCGCCATTTTCTCCCTTTGACACTCCGGGCAAAAGGTTCTGTTACGTTCGTCCTGCAGTGGTACATCATCATTTAGCGACCACTTAAAGCACGAATGTATAGAGCAGGTCTCTTGTTCGTTGATATGGTAGACAAGCGGTAAATCCATGCTGTCACCCCCTAGAATCCTAATTCCGGATCTATTTCGTGAACGCTTATGTCAGTTCCGAGAAGTGCATACTTGCCGGACTTGAAATCTTTCTGGCCGTTGTATGTTTTAGGCTTTTTAGATGATTTATACTTTTCATCTGCCTGCTCCGCTTCCTCAACCGTTGTTACACCGTTCTTTCTCCAGTTATCCAGGATACTCTTTAAATATCTGAAATTTCTAGCTTCGTTGTCTGCTGACTTGCTGATAGCAAGCTGGACAAGCTCGATCTTCATTCCATCTAAAGCGATATAATCGAATAACTGTTGAAATTGAATTTGATCTAATTTAAAACCTCTACTTCTGAGTGTCTGTGCGATAGTCCCAGATTGAATATTTTCTAATTTTTGAGGCCTATCATCATCATCATTAATATTGGTTATATTAGTCTTGATATTATTAGTATTGATTGGCTGTAAATTTTCCAGTTCTTGACCTGTAATTTTTACAGTTCCGTACTGTAAATTTTCCAGTTCTTGACCTGTAATTTTTACAGTTCCGTACTGTAAATTTTCCAGTTCTTGACCTGTAATTTTTACAGTTCCGTTGATGTACAAGCGATTAGGTCTATTTACACCCTGTCTTACCTCTTTTATCAAGCCATATTTCTCCAATTCCTTCTTGGAAGAAATAATAGTTTTTTCAGAGCAGTTCAGTTTTTCCATCATCTGCTGGTTTGTGAAGTACATATACACGTCGCCGTTTTTGTCGTACCAGTTATTTTCTAGTGACAAGGAACGTCTATCAAAGATTAGCGCATATACAACCTTAGCTCTTAGGCTCATGTCTTTGTATTCCGGATCAAATAACCATTGCGGTAGTTGATAGAATGCGTTGTTTTTCACTTCATTTATCTTCACCCTTTCTCCTTTCTATATGATTTAAAATCATATGAGATTTTAAATTTAAACCCCCAGAAGATCGCTGGCGGTTGTGCCTAAAACTTTGCAAAGTTTCAAAAGATGCTCACCCTTAATGGTCGTGATATCTCGTTCCCATGCCCCTATGGTTTGAGTGGTTACTCCAACCGCTTCAGCAAGTTCGCTTTGCTTCATTTTGTTGTTTCTAGCTCGCAATTCTGCGATAGTCACTTTTGGCTGACCCATTCTGTTACTCCTTTCTTTATATGATTTAAAATCATATATTTGATTTATGAGTCCATTATATATGATCCAAAATCATATGTCAATAGTTTTTTTGATTTATTTTCATATTTTTTTAAAATCTTTATTATTTTATTTGATTTTAAATCATATCTTCTATATAATGTAATTGTAAATAGCAAGGAGAAGAAATTATGGCTAGTAAGGAGTTACACCCAGAAATAGGGCAAAGAATAAAAGAATTGCGTGAATTGAGAGGAATGGAACAAATTGAGTTAGCTTGGGAGCTTGGGTATAAGTCACAAAGCACGATCTCAAAGTGGGAAAGTGGTGTGAACCTACCTACAGGAAAGAAATTAATTGAGCTGGCTCGAGTACTAGATGTATCTACTAATGAAATATTAGGCATGGAAGATACACCGTATACTGAAACAGACCTGCGCAAACTAGCAGAAAGCGCAAAGACTTTCGACGGGAAGCCACTAACAGAAAGCGATATCGTGGCTATACAGAATATTATCGAGGGGTATCTAAAAGGCAGATTATGACGATAGAAGAAATATGCGATAGTGAGGGAGTCACCCTTGCTTACTTTGATAACGAATTATGGCCACGGCCAGGAATGATAATCTCAGATATGAGGATTATCTTTGTAAACAAATCACTAACTAGAGAGGCCCAGAATAGGGTCATATTGCACGAATTAGGGCACTTAGACCATACCGAGGCCAATTACACTATCAACCCGATTAAGTGCGAGAATGAAGCCAACCGGGCAATGATACACGCGCTATTGAGGGAGGAACTGGAAAGAGTAGACAAGGAAGATTTTAACTATTTAAACTTTATGGAAAAACACAAACTTAAATCAGTAACCGACGAATTAATGGTCATTGATGAATTTTATAGGCTAGTGGGATAGCCAGGAGGAAAAATATGAAAAAGGTAACTTTTGCAGCAGTTGCAGTACTCGCTCTGTTATTGACCGGGTGCAGTCAAAACGAAGAATCTGAACCAAGCCAAGAAGAAGCAACCGAGCAAGTGACAACCGAGTCCAGCTCAGAAAAATCGCAAAAAGAAAAAGCCTGGGAGCTGGTAGACAAGGCCAAAGCCAAAAGCAAAGAAGAAAACCAAGGTGAAGAGAAATATAAAATGGCTACTGGACGGGTAAGTAAGGCTAGACCGCTACTGGATCAGTTTGCGAACTCTTACAAACAATGGCTTGACTCAAGTCAAATGGACGTATATTATCGTAGCGATGGTATGGCTGTAGTGCTACCAGTAGCATCGTCTGAAATGACAAACGACCAGCTACATCAAACCGTGGACGGCTTGCTCAAAATTAAAAATGACGTGGAAAAAACTTATAAAATCACTGATGCGAATTTTACGGCACCACCCGTCTACGTATTCGATAAGGGCGAAAACCGCCTTGCTTACGAGCAAAACGGCGCGATGATTTACGACAAATAAAAAAGCCCCACGCTCTCAAAGTTTGGCGACTTCAAGCGTGAGGCTGTCAAGATAAAGAAAGGTTTCAAAATGATTATTTTGAAAGGTGTCTTTCTATACTCTATTTTATCAGAAATGGAGGGGAAAGACAATGAATAAAGTAGCATTATATGTGCGCGTGTCAACTACTTCTCAGTTGGAAGAGGGGTACTCAATCGAAGAACAAAAGGCAAAGCTGGAAAGCTACTGCGATATTAAGGACTGGCATATATACAAAGTATATACAGACGGAGGCTTCTCTGGCTCTACAACCGAGCGCCCAGCCCTCGAACAACTGATAAAAGACGCTCAAAGCAAGTTATTCGACACGGTACTAGTATATAAGCTTGATCGCTTGAGTCGTAGCCAAAAAGACACGCTCTATTTGATCGAGGATATATTTTTAAAAAATAATATTGAGTTCGTGAGCCTACTCGAAAATTTTGACACGTCTACACCTTTCGGGCGGGCCGTTATAGGTTTATTGTCCGTATTCGCTCAGCTAGAGCGCGAGCAGATAAAAGAGCGTATGCAATTAGGCAAGCTAGGCCGTGCCAAAGCTGGAAAGTCCATGATGTGGGCTAAAACGTCCTATGGGTACGATTATAACAAGGATACAGGCTCGATGACGATAAACGAGTATGAGGCCCTAGCAGTAAAAGAGATATATTCGTCATACTTGGCTGGTATGTCAATCACTAAATTGAGAGATAAAATCAACGAGGAATACCCAAAAGACCCAGCTTGGAGCTATCGCACAATCAGAGGCATACTAGCCAATCCTGTATATTGCGGTTTAAACCAGTACAAGGGTCAAACTTTTCAAGGCACACACAAGGCCATAATCTCGCTAGATGATTTTGAGCAGACGCAAAGAGAGCTGGCAAAAAGACAGCAAACAGCCAAAGAGCTGTCGAACCCTCGACCATTCCAGGCTAAGTATATGCTTTCAGGCCTGGCACAATGTGGATACTGTCACGCGCCCCTCAAGGTTATTTTAGGGGCAGTGAGAAAAGACGGTTCACGCTTCAAGCGGTATGAGTGCTACCAGCGACACCCGCGAAAAACAAGAGGTGTCACGGTTTACAATGACAACAAAAAGTGTGACTCTGGCTATTATGACATGGAATTATTAGAGCATTATGTGTTAACACGCATCGCCCAGCTACAGAATGACCCAGACAAGATAAAAGAACTATTTTCGGACGATACCAGCCCAGCGGTTGACAAGCAAGCAATCCAGAAGCAGATAGACAGCCTAACGCTCAAACTGAGCAAGCTGAATGATCTATACCTGGACGATAGGATCACGCTGGACGAATTAAGGACCAAGTCTGCAGATTTTATCAAGCAAAGAAACGCGCTGGAAGATGAAATAAAAAAAGCCTCGAATGATAAGCAAGCGGGCCAAAGAGAAAAGATTGAAAAGCTATTAGATGCAAGTAGTGTACTGGATATGTCCTACGATAATCAAAAAGTTATTGTCAGAGAGTTGATTGACAAGGTGCAAGTAACATCTGACAAGGTGGTTATACGCTGGAAAATTTGATAAATTTGGTTACGCTATTTTCAATCAGTGTAAAGGCTTTAACCTTATAGGTTTTTAATGTTT